CATCCGAAAGAATGTCTAATGTTGATGCAATTAAAGCATCTGTGTCCATTACTTCGTAGTCTGTGTATAACTGTGCTCGTAATGTTTGATAGTTCGAGTTTGGATTAAGTATGTTATTGCTCTTGTTTGTGTATAGTCTTGAAAACCTATCCACTAGTGAGTTTGTTTGATACTTTCCTGTTGTCTGTATTTTGTTTACATCAGCGATCTTTACCTGATCTCCTCCAACGTTTCTAACTATTACGTCTGAAGAGAATAGTTTTCCTAATCTCTTAAATAATGTATTGTCTGCCATTTGTTAATTTATATATAAATATGTTTTATTATAGTATCCAAGATATGTCCTCAGGACCTCTTGGCGTGTTCATAATATACGGATTATTCTTCATACTTCCAACTGTTGATATGACTGAAGGGTTCCTAGCGTTTAAGTTTGTAAATGATGATAACTGTGCTTTAGTTAAGTCAAGTCCTTGCTGTCTTAGCCTTAGAGATGTGTCCCTTATGTATAGTGCTGTTGCGAAAGATATTAGTAAATCATCGTTGTATCCTGATTGTGCCTGAGGTTTTCCATTCTTCCATATAAATACTCTCATTTCTCCTAATAGTCTCTTTGATTGAATTGTTATCGACTTCTCTCTAACATACTCCATTGCTTTAGCTATTACTAGAGGTCTAGTTTTCATTGACATAGTGAATCCTGGCACTAGTTGACTTCTTTCATACTTTGACATATAAGATTCAACAGTATCGTTTTGACTCTTTGTACTGTAGTATAGATTTTTATACTCTCTTTCTAGTACCTGTTCTATTGTTGCCCATCCTATATTAGCATTCTCTACTACTAATAGTGCATCGTTATATTCTGATGCTACTCCTACTAGTATGTTTCCTAATTCTTTTGGTGATACTTTTCCTTTATATTCTCCAACCTGTACACTGTTTTCAATATCTATAATATGGAAGGCAGAAAAATCGGCCGAGTCTCCTCTAGATACATCTGCTACAACTGCATATGATTTCATGTAATCCGGGTTTTCCCAAATCCATAAATTACCATCCACTCCTCTTCTTTCAATCGGATCCTTCATATAAGTTTCCTCGTAGAATGAAATGTCTGCTGGTTCAAATACCGTATCTCCAGATGATAAGTAATCACAGTCACACTCTTGTCCTGCCATTCTAGCACCTAAATCTCTATCTTGTTGATCTCTCCATTCCTGTTCTCTTTCTGGATGTACAGACCATGGTAATTTTATTGGTAAGAATGAGTTTTCTTTTGCTTCTGCTTTCTCCCATGTCTGATGAAACCAGTTTCCTATTCCGTTTGGAGTAGATAAAGCCATACACTGTCCACCTGTTGCTAAGGTTTGTTGTGCTGCTGCAAATGTCTCGTCAATATTGTCAATGAAGGCTGCCTCATCTATTAATAGTAAAGATACTGCTTCCGATCTTGCTGCATCTGCATTAGATGATTTTGCTTGTACCTTTGATCCGTTTGTAAGCCTTAAAGATAGTTTATTCTTCTCTAATGAAGGCAGTCTCAACCACTTAGGTAGTTGATCGTACATGAAGATTACCTTTGTTACAAGGTTACGTGCAGTTGCCTGTGTTGTTGCAAGGGCTAATACACTCTTATCTTTATGAAATAGCATTAACCATAGAGCATATGCTGCTGCTAAGGTAGATATTCCTAATTGTCTTGATTTTAATATGATTGTATATTGCTCATCTCTAAATAGATGTAATATCTCCGATTGAAAGGGGTATAGGTTAAATAATATTCTACCTCTTGTTGGATGTTGTATATAACAGTACTTCTTCATGAAGTATGCAGGATCTCTTGCACACTTAAGGTACTCTTGCGCAACAATCTTTTTAATGTCTTGCTTGTTTGCCATAACTTATTTTATGTCATTCCAATCTAAAGTAAGGTTGTTTGCTTTTGATGTTGCTTTGTTCTTTACTGAGATTGGAACTGTTCTTAATGTGATTCCTCTTCCATTAATTCCGTCTAATTTGGTTGCTTTTGAAGCGTTTCTTTCAAACTGAAGTATAGGAGCATCTTCTACTCCGAAATCGTTTACGTCTGTCATTATCTTTGTACAGTCGATTGTTAGTTTGTTACCTTCCATCTTGAAATCTCCGTCTGTAAAGGTTCTTTGAACTACTATTGCGTTATCTGTTCCGAATGCTAGCCCTTCTATCTCCATTCCTGGAGCATTTATTACGTGTATTCTTCCGTAAGGTTGGTTGTTTGCTGGGTTTATCATTCTAAGGAGTTCTTTCTTCTCTTCGTCCGGTACCAACTTTAATGTACTTGTTCCTTTCTCAAAAGCAGGTTGCAGTACTTTTTGGAATACGAATTTGTGAGATCCCATTGCAGAAGACCATCTAAATGATCCGTCTTTCTTAATAGATATAGCATGTGTTCCTTTTGAATCTGTTATAGCTACATCTGCTTTCTGTCCTTTTGCAGTTGCTTTTCCTACCGATTCTGCTAGCTTTACGTTAAAGTATTCTACCTTTTTTCCTCCTGCCTGAAAGGTTACATCTAAGCTTTCGCTTAGTTCTATGTGTTCGTTTATCTTATCTACTACGATATACTCGTTAGATAGTCCTGCTAGTCCTACTGATGATATGTTCTTGTGTATAATTTCTACTCCAGTCGGTGTTCTAAAACCTCCTCCACTAGTTCCTGTTACTTTTCCTTTTTCGTAACCTAGTTTCTCAAGTGAACTAAAAACATCCTGTCTAGCTCTATCTGTATAGATTATAATTCTGTTCTTTGCGTGACTTACTATTTCACTGTCGTCAAGTCCTAGTTCTTGTATTAGGTACTTTCCTACTTTTTGTGCTTCTGTGTTTAAGTAGTCGAAGTTATATCTTGCTTCTCTTAACGTAACTAAGTCTATGTTAAACATTGATTCAAATACCTCTAAATCTTTTTCGTTATCTAAGTCTGGGTATCCTTTCTCAGTTCTGTAAGACCATTCTAGTATTAACCTGTCTATTAATTTCATATACTTTTCTTTTTTGTTTTTATTAAAATCTAGATGATTGTCTTCCACCGCTAGGTTTAATGTAATTATCAGCGTATGCTTCTAATTCAGAAACTCTACCAAATAATACACCGCCTTGCTCCCATGTTTTACCAGTCTCAGTATCTAGTATTTCATACTTTGCTCTATCACTCTTCGCATAATCTAATTTGAAAGTAATATCACCATATCTAGAAAGAACTTCTTTCGGCCATTCTACTCCATTAGCTAACTTAATATCAAACATTGATTCAAATACAGCTAGATCTTTTTCGTTATCCAAGTCTGGGTATCCTTTCTCTGTTCTGTAGGACCATTCTAGTATTATCTTATCTATTAATTTCATATACTTTTCTTTTTTGTTTCTAATGTTCTTACTCTCCTGCTTCGAAGTCGATTGGCTCATCTCCTAAATCTTCCGACTCTTCTTCTTCTGCTGGTACTTCTTCTCCTGCTTCAGGTTCTGCTGCTACCTCTTCTTCTGCTGGTTCCTCTTCCGGTAGTCCAACTGGTGATTCTTGATACAGTCTTGCTAGTTTGTCTAGTGCTTGTTGAAATTCGTTTATAATATTTAAGTCATATCTTTTTCCTAAGATGTTTGCTGTAAATCCTTTTCCTGTCCACTTTAATGTAAAGTCTTGTTTATTTGTTAAGTTTATTCTGAATATAGAAGGTCTTGGTGATACCCAGTCAATAGTATCCACAAAGTCTTTATAATCGTCTGTCATAAGCTTAACTAGTACGTTCTTTAAGGTTGGAAACCTTTCTAACATTGTATCTGTAGCATCTTCTAAGATAGTTTCTTCTCCTGCTTCCATGTCTGCCATCTCTTCAGGACTCTCTTCTTCTCTTATCATCTGGATGTATAAGCTTTTAACTACTTCTTCTAATGTTTCTTCCGATGTAGTTGTTTCGTCTAAACTTCCTAGTTTCCCTGATGATTTCATGTTATCAATAGCATCTGTTGATTCTGATGATAATCTTATGTTTAGGTCTTGAGGATACTTATCTGTTAGTTTATCTCCGTATGGTGAAGTGATGCTATACTCTGTTACTTTTTCTTCGTTCTCTTCAAATTGAGTGTTGTGAGCTTTTACTAAAGCTTTTACCTCTGCTTTCCATTCACCCTCTGCTGCTACTTTTTTAGCTTTTGGATTAATGCTTGATAAACTTGTTGGAACTTTTACCGATTTTACCGTGTTTGGTAAATTATCTATCTTGGTTAAGAATTCTTCTAAGGTTTTAGTTGTTCCTAATTCGTTTGATTCGTTTAGGTTTTCTGAAGTTTCATTTAAAGATCTAAAATGCTTTACTAGATTGTCTTTAATGATTGTTTTATGTACTGTTGGTTCTCCTGATGGCTTTACTCCTACTTCTCCTATTGCTTTAGTGAATGAAAAGTCTACTAGGTTTAGTGTGTTTCCTTTTATGTAAAATGAAAACTCATCTTCTAAGTCGTCTTTATATCCTACGTATATTTCAAATGAATTCTCTTCAATGTGATGTGCTTTAGCAGTTTTAATTTCGTCTCCTACTTCTCTAAGTGCTAAAAGTAATGCTTTTGAAACTTCTAATGCTACTAACTTTGTCTCTTTTGTAGTAAAAGTTGATTCCTCTTCTTCTTCGTTAAGTGTTGATTCGTTTAAGCTAACTTCATATGAATCTACTAAGCTAACTCTTTTTTTGTATATTTCGAAAACATATTTAACACTTCCTGTTTCTACAAAAAATC